GTTAGGGACTCTATCAAGCTTCCGACCGAAGCTTCACAGAATCAAGGGATATCCGACGAGATGTCGAGACTCCCACTTTGGTTCAACCGTGACACGAACAAGTCACTAGTTGAGCCACCCGAGCTACTCCCATACATGTCTGGGAGGAAGTTCGTATCCACAAAACAGGTGCCTTCGTGCACCATTTTGCGGTTTGCAGGGTCCACCTCCGTAAGGGGGAACCGTGCAGAGCTCCTCCGTTCAGGGTTTACCTTGACGGAGGAGAGTCGGGAAGGCGAACACGTCAGTGTTCGGGACCTTACCGCGCGTAGGGCGAGTGGGAGACCCACTTACTCTGCGAGTCTCTCGTCTATGCTCATTGAGTGTAGCGAGATAAATGACCTTACAAACCAGCCAGGTTTAGAGGGCCATACATCAGACCATGAATCGTCAGGTTCAGAGGCTGATTTCGATCCGGAACAGTTCGAGACTGTTCCGGGTCGCGATATCCTGTTCCGGAAATCAAACCGGTACAAGATAAAGTACGACGACCCGTGGAAAATCCAAGCGGGCGCCGTATTAGGCGATCTGAAGGGACGAAACCCTGAGATCGTCGTATGGTCTGGAGACGGAATCCGTATCCAAGATCCATTGCCTGCCCGGTTACTAGGTAGTAACTGGACAGGAAGCGCCCGGAACTCAGTGAGATTCCAGGCGATTGCAGATCCCGATGTTAAATTACACGTGATCTACACGCACACTCATTGGGGCAGAGCCCTCAAAGAGATGTGCAATGACCCCTCCGATCCGTACCGGATCGGCTGGGCCAGAAACCTCCGATGCCGGTTAAACCGGTTCATCAAGGGGAAAACTGACAGCCACTTCTCAGGAAGGCAGCTGGCAGAAATCTTTGTGGATCCCTCTGAACAGAAGGACCTCAAAGCACGGTCTGAACGGCTCTTAGAGCTGTTGAAGACTGTTGACGGGATATTCACACAGAGATACCTGTGTTACCCCGAAGAGGTATGGACATGGAAACGCTTCGATGTCTTCACCTTAGGAAACATCTCCTCATTACTGGGGGATGAATTCCTGGACGGTAGATTGACACCTTTTGGTGCATCTATCGTGACTGCCTACTCCCAATTGAAGGGATTTAGGAAGTGGTTCAAGGAGATGGCGCACACCAACTCACTTAGGACCTCACTGCTTGCTGGACTCAAGGAACAGCCAAGCTGGTGCAGACAATTCGCGAACGTTTACAAACGATTCGAATTGTCAACAGGGCAGCGAAGAGAATATCTCCTCGGTGTCTTGTCCCAGACCAGGGGTTGTGGCACGCCACCCCCCCTAGTCATTCTCCAGGCTAAGCAGAAATTTCTGCTTACAATAAGCCGGGAGCCCGAGCCGGACACGCCAACAAAGCGTGCTCTACGTCTCGCAGCTCTGGAGGAGGTACTGAACAGTATCCCACCAGAGGCTTTCACTGGACTATCCACTAAGGGTAGGGTCACAGTGACAACCTCCTCCTGCTGGGAACAAACCCGACGGGAGGGAGGAACGACAGAGGAGATCCGAAGGATCTTACAATCTGCCGAGGCCGGTGACCAGATACCCGTACGGGATCTGGACACCGGAGAGGTGCTGAAGTATGTCTCGCCTGACAACTTCAGCTCCACCGGAGAACTGATATTCTGGTCCTGTCTGGACCACGTTCTCCGCACACCACCGGACGACCTTAAAACGGCGTTCTTGACGGTGGTGAAGGAGCCTGGGAAAGCGCGAAGCGTTACCAAGGCCCGTGCTTGCTTAAAGATCGTGCTAGATCTTGTAAGCAAGATATGCTCCGAACCCCTCAAGAAGGGAATTCGAAGCAGCCAATCCGGGATGGGAAAATCCAACCACGGATGGAACCTCTTTCTCAGACTTTCGAGTGCTGAGTTAGAGGACATGGTGTTCCACCTCGATGAGAGGGAGGAGACGCCATACGAAGGTCATGTCGAAAGGACAGACACCTTCGCGCCCCTTTATGTGTCATCAACTGACTACAAAGAGGCTACAGACAAGTTACGACACTACGTCGCAGCTGATCTGGGAGGAGCATGGATGCGCAAGTGCGGTATACCCAGGCTTCTGCGCGCTATCGTACACAAAACGTGTTTCGTAGAGCGCCGTGTCTACTTCTACGCCGCAGGCGTACTAGAGACACTTGGGACAAAGTCGCCCGAAATGGGTGAAAATATCAACTTTGTCACACTCCGCCAAGGGGTCCTCATGGGGGATCCTTTGACGAAACCTATCCTCCACCTTGTAAATGTGGTGACTAGGCACATAGGGTCACGTCTTCACGACGACGACTTCTATGAACACTTCGGAAACGCTCGAGAGGCGTGCGAAGCGTTTCGGCAGGCTATGTCCCGAGGGGCAAAGTCTGACGACACGTTGTAGGTATTGATTATAAGGCCAATACCCACTGCAGCGTAACGCCCCCACCCAGGGGAGCAATTACG